CCAGAAGTTCTGTCTATTGAGTTTCCTGAGTCCGGAGAAGGTCCTGGCCAGTAAGGATTCATTCCTCTTTTCAACTTTCGTAAAGGACTATGAGATTCAATACAAGACCAAGAAACTCGAGGCATTTCTTGCTGATACCGTTCGCTCAGTCAACTCAAAGCTCGAGGCGGAGGCTGTTAAGGCGGAGAAGGCGGATCTCTCGGGTGTTGCACTCATTTGCCGTACGAGCCAGGTGAAGATGGAGACAGTGCTTGCTGACCTCGAGGGCTATGTCCGCAAGAACCAGGCCGAGATCAAGGAGACCACGATCCAAGAGGCGTATGAGGACTTTCTTTACAAGAACAGCAGCCGTCTGGAGGAGGAGTTCTATGCAAAGAATAACTTCAGAACCTCTGTGCGTGGCCTCAAGATCCGCGGAGTCTATGGAACTCAGGGTGAGGCCGTTGCTCGCTCCAAGAAACTCCAGCGCAACGATACGATTCACAATGTGTTCGTGGGTGAGGTTGGTAAGTGGCTGCCGTGGGACCCGAATCCCAACGCGGTTGCTGAGCAGGAGTATGCAGAGGATCAACTCAACACACTCATGAAGAAGTACAAGGAGAATGAGAATGCTCGTGATACCTTTTACTCGGAGCAGCGCAAGAAGGGCGTCAAGGGTATGGCGGGACAGCAACTACAAGGCTCAGAGCAGCCTGAGCCTGAGGCCGCGGATGCCTCACCGTTCACTGCGGGTGTTGGCTCCTATGCCAGTATGTTCAGTGGCCCTGCTGACCTAGCCATGGAGCGCAGGAAGGAGAAGAAGGAAGATGATAAGAAGGACTAGTCTGTTTACAGTTTTTTGAAAAAACATAGAACAGATATTTACGAGTAATATCCAGTGGCACCCGCTGAATTCGTCATCGCAGGCGTCACGATCGGTATGCACTGATCACTCTGGCAGAAGGTTCCCTCAGGGCACTGCGTCTCGCGCTTGCAATCGTAGTTGGAAAAGCCCTGTACGAGGCCGGGGAACATGCTACGCAGCGTTGGCATAATTATCAGTACCGCAAATAAAATAACAAGGGCGCAGCCCGCCATTCCTAAACGCATCATCTTAGCCATTCTATTCAGTGTGGAGAAAGCCGCCAGGATTTCCAAGATCGGAAGGCTCAACGGGTAAATTGGAGACGGCCGGTAACATCGGAGCACTGAGTGAAGTACAGTATCCGTTCATGCAGCGAGTACCATGTGCGCATGTCGGCATATCAACTCCGCACATCTGGCCTTCTCTTGATTCAAAGCCCTCAGCACGCCCCTCAATAGCATACCAGCCCATCAGGACACATGCAAACAGTAGTATGCATAAAATCGCTATTGTGTCGCTCTTCATCCTACATCTTGCGGATATTAATAGGAGGTCCCTTGAGTTTCCGTGCTGCACTCGGGTCATACTGGTTAATATCCTCTTCATCTTTGTCACGATAGTGTTGTTCACTGTGTTGCCAGAACTCGGGTGCTCCAATACGGAACTTTTCAGGGTGCATTTCAGCCTTGTACCAGAAAATACAGTCCTCGAGTTTATTGCTCTGTGATGTGTTATCAATTACAAGACACTCGTAGTTCTGAGTACACTGGTCCATCACCTGACAGAAGAATTCAAAGGAGGGAAAGGCAGACCCGTAGTTATCATAGATGCGCTTGCGATTGGAGGCATAGGGCTCACGGAGAATGAAAACATAGTCTACGTTGGTTCGGAGAGCCGGTTGAATACCGAGGGGGTACTGCATAGTAATCAAAAAGAAGACCTTGAGCCAACGACCGTTCATGAAGAGGTACTTAATGTTCTTGTCGTGTGTCCAGGAGTCGTCGTACATACAGTCGTCGAGAATCATAAAGGATCGGGGGTCAATCTTGCTCTGTTTTCCAACGGCGAGGTCCTGCTGGATTTTGTGCATAACGAGTTTCTGGCGTTTACAGAAATTTGCCAGAATAACGGGACTGAATTCTCCATGGATGAAGAGTGGTGGAATCATTTGCCCGTAGAAACTGTTCGACTCCTCTGTACCACTAATAACCGTGCCGAGCGGCATATTCTGGTGATGGTAGAGGAGGTCACGAACGAGGGTACTCTTACCTGTACGACGGCGGCCAATGAAAACGGCCACGGCGTCTTGAGGAATCTTCTTCATTTCGAACTTTCGGAGGGATACATTCATAGCGGAGGCGGCTGCCATTGCGTCTCTATATACTAGGGACGCAAACGCAATTGTAACGCGATACGCTGTTTAATGTTTAATGTTTACGAGTACGGTATTTCTTGGAGTGTCTTCTGCGCTTGCGAGTTCCGCCTGCTTCTTGTTCTGGAGATACTTGAATAGTTGTTAGTTGCATTAATATTGCATTTTCTTCAAATAAATTTATAATATAATTTACTAATTCATCAACTTCTTCTTTTGAACCGCCTAACTGTTCTGTTATAGTCAGTGTTCGTTGACCACCGTGGCTCGGCATTGGAATTTTTTGAGGATCTATAATTCTACTCTGCAATTCAGGCACTATTTGATTTAATACAGGATCATTTTCTATTAATTTTTTAAATACTGGAAATGTTTCAAAACGAAATTGATTTCTTCGCCATAAACCTTGACGCACTGATAAATTGTAATTTGTATCATCTATTACCTGCCTAAACGCATCTTCATATGTATTACCCTGATCAATTAATTTGTTTATTGCCCCTGTTGGTCCATTAAGATTTGAATTAAATTTAGCCCCTGTTTCATTTAGAAAATATGGACTATTAATAATTATATAAAACTTTAAAAGTGATTCGACTGTAATACCTGAAAGCGATGCAAAACGCCTCATTTCAAGAATATCAAATGCATGATCAATTGAAGTTTTTTCTTCTTGAGGTGCATTATATCTATCAGGACCAAGTGTACCTTTATTAGAGTTATATATATTAAAATCTCTAATAAGTATTCCAATAATCTGTTCTCTATTTCTATTACCCCATTGTCTTCCTGTTGGTCCTACTTCTCTTTGTGCCTCAATCAAAAGATTTGGGTTTGTAATATTCAGTATTTTGTGCATAAGATCTATATGCCTTGTATATAAGACATCATTCCATTTTGTAGTTCTTCCATAGAGTTTACTTAACTTTTCCCTATCCACTATATCTAATTTTGTAAACCAAGTAGATAAAGTATTTTTGACAGAATCTAGTGAAGGTGCTAAAGTACGTAAAATAAGGTTTAACTTTATTAATTGCTCATTAATATATTTTGCTTGACTTTCATAAGTAAGTCTTCTTACGCCAACTGAGCCCATTAATCCACGAGATTGAAATGGTCCTTGAGCAGGTAAGGGGGATCCTAATAAAGATCTTCCAGCTAATGCTAAAGGACTTTTAAATTGTATATCTCCAAAAAATTGTTTAACAGCAGGACTCGCAGCATGAGCAGCCCTTTCTGCTGTAGCAGCAGCATCACGAACTTCTGCTACATGTAATTCACTTTTTTTAATAGGATGGTATGGTTTAAAAGCAGGTGGTTCAGCCCGCAGAGCAGGTTCAGTGGCTAGCAGAGCAGGTTCTGCAACCCGCACAGCAGGTGCAAGAAGACGCGCAGCAGCTGATTTAGCAGTAGATGCTGTAGCCCGTAATCCACGAGCAAGCATACCACCCTTTATTTTTTTTGTTTTTCTCGTATTGCGAACCATCCCTACTAAAGTAAAATAAATAAACGCGTTCTAAAAAAAGCCTCGAATCCTTAACCCCGACCAGAAAGAATGTCAAGTGAGCAATGGGATACAGCATTTCAAAGTTTTTCACCACCCTCTGTAGTTCCAATACAACAGGTTCTAACGACCGAACAGATGGCACAAATGTCTGGGTATCGGAATCTAAGTCTATCTCATCCGGCCTATTTACTCCTTGGACTTGATTCAAAGAAACAGGCCTGGCTCGATCACAAATGGCGCTGGCACGGCCAGAATAGCGAAGCAGGACGAGGTGAGTGTGAAATTAGTCTTATAAATGGAAAGCAGGTTGGTAAACAAACTGCATATTGTAAGGTGACTCATCTTCTGGATCCTGTTCGTTGGATGAAGGGACGTTATGAATTTGCGGCGGAGGCAGCAAATCTTGCCCGCACAAAGGGATGGACTCGGGCCCAGGAGAAAATCAAGGATCCAATGAATCAGGCGTATGTAGAGGCGTTATCGTATTTTAGTCTCTCTCGTCTTCGTGAACTTGATGCCTCACCGCATTTTCCCTTTTACTATGGCTCTATGACTGCAATTGCGGATAAGTATATATTCAATATCAGTGAAGAATACGACAGTTTTCGCAATACTCGCTGGTTCTGGAGAGGAGTCGATGCGAAGCGATTTGCCGTTCAGGCTGATTTTGAAACCGATTCGGATCGGGACTTTTGGACTCGTCGGCCTTCCTTTATTAATGAAGGCAGTGACACAACCAATTCTGAAGAGGATTCGGATGAAGATGCATCTGGTGATGAATCATTGAAGGCGGATTCCGTACCTACTGCTGCGGGAAGTATCCACACGGCCGATAATCTGAGTTTTCAGAGCCAATCTGAAGAATCAGATGAATCTGAAGATGACGAAGATAATGAAGATGATGAAGATGACGAAGATGATGACCCGCATTTCTTTGCTGAATTTAATGATTTTCCTGTGATACTCATGTATCTTGAAAAGTCAGAGGGTGTCATGGATACGCTTCTTGAAAATCATAGCCTAGTAGGCGCAGAGCCCGATGAACCTGAATGGGAGGCGCGTTGGTCAGCGTGGTTATTCCAGGTGATTGCTGGACTCTGTGCTATGCAGCATACTCTTTCAATGACACACAATGACCTTCACTCCAATAATATTGTCTGGTCATCAACCGACAAGGAATTCTTGTACTACGCCAAGCGTGATGGAACCACATGGAAAGTGCCAACCTACGGAAAGATTTTCCAGATTATTGATTTCGGCCGTGCGGTATTTAAGTTAGGCGACAAGGTTGTGTACAGCGATGATTTTCGCCCAGGGAATGATGCGGCGACACAGTATAATTTTGGAGAGTTTGCTGTGAAGAAGGAGGCTATTGTCACACCGAATCCGTCTTTTGACCTCTGTCGCCTTGCCGTGAGTCTCTTTGAGGCCGTATTTCCTCATAAAATGGAGGGTAAGAAGGGTGGCCGTGTAATGTCATCTGAGGAGGGAATGGAGATGCGTGAGACCGACTCTGATCTCTTCAATACCATGTGGACCTGGATGGTAACTGATTCGCGGGAGAATGTGCTGATTGATGCGGATGGAAATGAAAAGTATCCGAGTTTTGATCTCTACAAAGTAATTGCAGAGGAATGCCATATGGCACGGCCGCGGGACCAGGTGGAGAAGAAGCCGTTCAGTGAATTTAAGGTCAAGCGCGCACCGAAGGATGAGAAGGTCTACAGTCTCTTTTTTTGATCATGTATCGTTTTACGAAACTAAATCAAAGATTTACTTGCGATTCTTACGTGTGCGTTTACCACCTGATTTACTCTTATTATTTGAATTGTTAGTATTATTATTGTTATTGTTATTATTATTGTAGTTGTTATTGTTGTTATTATTATTTCCCTCATTATTTGCATTGTTTCCGTTTGTCTCATTTTTAAGATAGTCTAATTTGCTGAGAACCTTCTTTGTGTTAAATGCCTTCACCGCCTTCAGGTCCAGGTCATATTCCTTACAAAGATGCTTCATGACGCGTATAACTTTATCATGGGTCTTCAGCAAGTCCTTCTTCTGGTGTTTGTAATCCGGGTCTTCAACTAATTCAAAGAGGGCATCCTTGAGGTGAGCCATACCAAAAAGGGTGCTCATTGCATAGTTGTATTGAATGCCCTCATCCTTGATGCTAGCAATACGACCTACATGCTCAAGTTCACTGTTTGCCCACATCATAACACCATGTGCTGTAGCCTCATACTTGTGATTTGATGCCATCTCTATAGAAATCACAGAGTTAAAACCTCGGAACTCCAGTCTGAAGATCAAAGTCCGTCTCTGAGCCTACCATCATCGCGGATACAGGTGAGCCACCAGACATCTTCGGTAGTTCAGGCATCTTAAATCCTGATAAAAATGTTCCAATCGATACAACTGAATCAGGAATCATCTGATATAAGAAGGTCACCATGATGGCTCCAATGCAGAAATCACGAATGGCACCCTTCATTTGAAAGGGCTCATTCTGGTAATAGATTGTCTGCGCAGTTCCAAGTGCCGATAGAATTAAACCGCCAAGCAGAACTGTAAGAAAAAGGGGGGTGCTCGTGCCAAACATTTACTGCCCTCCCCTAGAAAACTTTTACGCTGTTATTTCCTCAAAATCAATCGCACTCCCCAAAGTATCAAGGTCTTCAAATCCATCAGTCGGTTCCGGAGGTGCATCGATTGTTTCAATGCGCTCAACCTCACCGCCCTCAAACATCGAATGTGTAGCAATTTCATTTCCCTCCAAATCGTTGCTATCGAAGATTGTATCCATATTCGTGAAACTTACTGTAGGCTCTGTATCCACAACAAGTGTCTGTTGTCCTTCAACTGCTTCAGGCGTCGGTTCAACGCCCGCCTCCTTGTTCACTGTGACAGTTGA